TAGCGGAGATCGAAGCGGAAGTCGATCGGCCGTGCAAGGTTCTATTGCCGACGCGATTCGGCGCGATCATCTCAGAGGCGACCGGCGATACCGTGACGCTGGAGGTGGACGATCGGCAGGTTCAGATGGCGGCGGGGGCTGGCGTGTTCAAACTGCCTACCGGCAACCCGGATGAGTTCCCTGTGTGGGCGTCGGCGATGGAGCCGCAAGTCGAAGTCGAATCCGCTGCGCTGGTCCGTGGCATCAGTGCGACGGTGTGGTCGATCGATACCGACAATTCACGATTTGCTCTTGGTGGTGTGATGTTCGAACAGTCTACCGACGGGATGCGGATGATCGGAACGGACGGGCGCCGCTTGTCATTCGCGACGATCGGAGGAACGATCGCGGCATGGACTTCGGTGGTGGTTCCGGCTCGTGCGTTGAACCTCGCGCGGAAGGTGACTGGGACGGTCCACATGGGGACCGATGGGAATCGCTGGTGGGCGAAGGCCGATGGATTCGCGGTGTGGTGCTCAGTGATCGAAGGGCGGTTTCCGAAATGGGAATCGATCGTTCCGCAGGCGAGCGATCCGGTGACTGTTGGCCGGGAGTCCTTCCTTCATTTGGTCAAGCAAGCGGCGATCTGTAGCGATCAGGAATCGCGAGGGATCGACCTGAGCTTTCGCGATGGATCGATCGAGGCAGCGGCACGAGCGGCCGACATCGGATCAGCTCGCGCGTCGATGCCCTACGAGGGAGGAGACCGACCGGAGCTGACCGTCGATTCCCGGTATCTGATCCAGTGGCTAGCGGGGGTCGATGCCGAGCGGGTCAGCGTCTACGTCCGCAGCGCGAAAGAAGCCCTGATGCTGCAGGCGGGGCCATGCACCTACGTCCTAATGCCGATGGAGCGGGGCTAAGGTCTCGCGCGAGACCTTCGGGAAACGCAGTATTTCCAGGGAATCCATGGGGCAGAAGTTTTTCCGGAATTTTTCCGAAAAATGTTCGACCTGGGGTTTCCTTCTGGCCGATGATATGTCATGATGATTGAAGACGCGGCAACGAGCCGCGAACGAAAAGCAACTCGAAGATACGAGGGACAAGACGATGACGATTGACAAGATCAACGCAGTGGCTGCTCGGGAGTTCGGATGCGGTCTGTTGGCTCTCAGCCCGATCGCTGCTCTGTGGTTGGCTGACAAGATCCTGGAAGAGACCGGCAAGAACGTCTACCTCCAGATCAGCCGCAAGAGAAACAAGTATGGCAAGGGTACCGCGTTCCCTGAGTTCGGCACCGCTCTGTTCGACACGATGAAGTTCTGATCGATGACGACTACTCGCCCCCTGGTCGCAGTGATCAGGGGGGCTTCCTCCAATCATCAATCGAAAGGGTCAATGCGATGTACGCAGTCAATCAGGCAGGCAAGGGTTACAACACGAAGAGCGCAAGAGCGGCAGCAGAGATCGCGAGCATCTGGAAGCGACGCGGGATCGATTGCAGCGTCTACTGTGTCGATACTGATCGGCATGGGCGGATCGTGACGCGGAAGGTGGAGTTTCGGTCGATTGCTCAGTGCGCGGCGGCGCTCGTGGCCGCGAAGAAAGAAATCGAGGTGGGGAAGTGACGATCGAGTTTGTCGGCGGTCCGCTGGACGGAACGCGCCGCGAGTATCCGCCATTGCGATGGCCTCCGGCGGTGATCCGCACGGGCGACGACGGCAAGGTGCATCGGTACCGCTACGGCGGGCCGACTGCTGAGGGTGTCTTGATATTCAACTATGAGGGGGTGGTGTGATGGCAAAGATTAAGCAGTATTCGAGCCTGTTGAGCGCGGTAGAGCGGGCGCAGACCTACGGCACCCATTGGTGCTGCATCAATTATCCGGACGGAGGCTCAGAGTTTGTCAAGGTGTTCCACGATGGATCATCGATCCGCGATCGTGAGGGCGGGCCTTACGTGGTCACGTGGTTGGAAAAGACGATCGATCATCCGACCCACGGATCGCTTCCGCTCAAGGAGAAGATCCGCGATTGGAAGATCGTGGTCGACCTGCTGACTCCGTTCGACGATCCGTGCGTTCTGAAGTCGAAGGGTGGCGACATCGCGGCATTCAGGATTGGCGAGGATCGCCCGTACGCGATCGTGACGCAGTGCGGGGTGGAGCCATGATCATGGAGCATGTGCCAGCCAGTCGGATCCGCGTTGGCGATCTGGTGTCAGTCGGCGCTAGCTCGCTGGTCTGGACTCGTGTGAGCCGGATTACGCTCCGGCTACCGACTGGCAAGCCGCGACCGGCTCACGCGAACCTTGCCGTTCGGATATCGCTCCAGGTCTCCGGCGGGGTGATAATCCTTGGTTGGGATGAGTTGATCTATCGGCGCGGACGTGTGGAGCATGCCATCGTCGAGGCGGTGGTGCCGGATGGATTGCTGCAGCCGGGCGAGTCGTTGGAGTGGCGACGACCGAAGGCTGGCGAGGAGTGTTTGGACCAGGGAACCCGGCAGGCGCGTAGCCTCCCGGGGCTGGTCGAGTGTTTTGTCATAGTGAGGAGATCGAATGATTCGGGAAGCGACGGCAAGCATGGTGACAAAGATCCGGCAGGGGAAGAAGTTCCGGGTGTGGCATCTGAGGATTCCGGCGGATGAGGTTCCGCAGGCGGCGCGAGGCGTCAAGTTGGCGATGCGGTTCAATCGTCGCCGGGTGTTTTTGAGTCCGGCGAAGTACGGCGGATTTACCCTGACGCAATCTGGGCGGATTTGCCTAGCGATGGTCACGGCTCATGCTGACTTGCCGGAAGGTTCAATTACTATCATTTGGGAGCGATTCGATGCAGCAGTACAAAGAGCCTGAGGAAGATGGGCGGGTGTTGTGCCTGCTCGCGTGTGCTACGTTGGTCGGTGTGGCATGGGGGATTTCGCGATGGGTACTCTGGATGATCGGATAGCGGACGACCTCGTGATCCGGGAGGCGTCGACTCCGGAGGACTTTGCACGGGCAACGGCGCTCATCGAAGGCTACCCGGAGGATCAACCGCATGAGGACGACTCGCGACGTTACGCGGGCTGTCCTGGGTCGCAGCGGGTGCACTGGGTGGCCGAACTCGATGGTGAGATCCTGGGGTGCGCCAGCGTGGTCTATGACCGCTCGCGGGTTTGGGTGTCGGCGATGGTGGTAGATCCGGCGTTCCGGGGCCTGGGAGTCGGGACGATGCTAATGGCCTGGGCCGAGCATTTGGGGAAGCTCAATCGGCTTTCTCATGTGACGGTCCCTTGTTTCAGGTACTCGGATGCGGCTAAAATCTGCGAGCATTGGGGCATGGAGCGGAGCCCTAACCCGATGATTTCGCAGGACGGACGACAGGCGGATCTTTGGTTGAGGTGGCTATGAGGTACGGCGATTTGTTACCAGCGACCGAGCACTTGCCGGGGAGCGCCGGTAAGATCGAGGTAATGCGCCAGCGGGCACGGAGCGGGTACAGCGTGTTTCATTCGGATGACGCGCTAGACTATCGAATGGCCGAGATGGTCGATCGGGAGCGGATCCGGTCGCGAAAGTCCGAGCGACCAAAGCGAAACAGCCGGAGGCATGATGCGTTGGGTTGAGTGTCAGTGGAAGTCGTTTTGTTCGACGGCGTTGCTGGCGGTGATTCCATTGGCGATCGCGGCGACCTATGATGGAACGTGGACAACCCGGATCGGTGCGGCGCTGTTCGCGGCCGTCTGGGTGGTCCTGTGGTGGATCGTTTCGGCAATCGTTGCCGATGAGATGTACGATGAGGAGTGAAGGTCACGCGAGAGACCTTTGAGCTATGGCGAAAAAGTGGGAATGGAAATCGAAGATCGTCGGCCATGATCGGGTGCCTGCCGGACAACTGCTGGCGAATCCGTTCAACCACCGCAGGCATCCGCAGCAGCAGCGCGACGTGGTGGAAGGTTCGATCCGGGAATTGGGGTTCTTGAAGTCCGTGCTAGTCAACAAGACTACCGGCTACGTGGTAGATGGCCACGAACGGATCATGCAAGCCCTGCAGCACGGAGAGGAAACCTTGGTCGACGTTGAGTACGTCGAACTATCCGAGGCGCAAGAGAAGCTAGCTTTGCTGATCCTGGACAAGTCCAGCGAGTTGGCGACCGTCGACGATGACGCATTCGAAACGCTGATGCGGGATGTCCATACCGGGGAGCAGGCGATTGCCGACATGCTGACCGAATGGGCTCAGGATTTGGGGATCGTGTCGCCTGATTTCCAGCCAGCGACGGAGGACGATCAAAGTCGGCTGGATGAAAAGTCGAAAATCTCCTGTCCGGAGTGTGGCCATGAGTTCACGCCCTAAACTGAGGATGGACTGGTGCGCGAAAGGCCGTACCAGTTGGTGCGGAGAAAGTGTCAGTAGTCGGCAAGCATCGATACCTCATGCCACTCGATGATGAAATGCGTCGCAAGATCGAGCCACTACGCAAGCCATACCCAAAGCGCGTTCGAAGTGTTGATAGTGACACGTCCGGCATCCAGCCGGAAGAAGGCGGTGCGAATCCGACCCGGACGCTTTAATGATGCCACGCAAGAAGAAACAGCCACTACCAAAGATCGAAGAGGGAATGGAGCCTTCCCCATGGTGGCCGGAGTTCGCGCCGGACGTGGTGGCCAAGTCGAAAGCCGCAGCGGATGCAGGTAATCCAGCGATGCTGGCGAAGCTCGCAAGGATCAAGGATCAGCGGCTAGAACTTCGCGCGGTCAATCAGCGCTGGCCGGTCCCCAAGGGTCTCCGTGAGCGGATGGTCTACGATGCAGGGATGATCGCATTGGATCCGACGAAGGACATCCGGTACCGGCTTGCGGCTCAGAAGATCCTGGTAGCGATGGACCACGCCAACAACGTAGCACAATTGCCGGACCAAGTGACCGTGAACATCCAGCAGAACACCTACGCCGTCAATGTCAACGACTTCCTCAAGACGGTCGAGGCGGATCCGCGATTGGATCGATTGCTCGACGCGCGAGAGTTCAGGCCTGATCCGGGGGCGCCGGATGACTACGCCGAATGACCAGCGAGCGCTGGCGCTACTGAGTCCGGCGAACCTTGCGGTCACCTACTCGATGGGCGACTGGCAGCGAGCGCGCCATTTGGACGTGATCGACCATGAGTTCCGAGCGCATCTGAAAAGCGATCGCGAAGTTTTGATCGTCAAGGCTCCTCCGAGGCACGGGAAATCGGAGTTCCTTGGCAAGTGGGCTCCAGCGTGGTTCCTGCTGCGGAACCCGCACAAGCGAGTGATCGGAGCGACTCACACGGCGGGACTTGCTAGGGATCATTCCAGATGGGTCCGCGACAAGGTCCACGAGCTCGGGCCCCTCGTTGGTCTCAAGGGGGTCGACGCGGCGCACTCCTCAGCGAACAACTGGAACATCGACGGCAAGGCTGGCGGGATGATTGCGGCGGGTGTTGGTGGGTCGATCGTCGGGTACGGTGCCGACCTGTTCTTGATCGACGACTACGTTCGAGGACCGAAGCAAGCGTCGAGCGAACGGGACCGGGACGACGTCTGGAACTGGTTCACCTCGACAGTATCGACGCGGTTGAGTCCGACTGGCAAGGTCGTGATTCTTTCGACGCAGTGGCACGAGGACGACCTGATCGGGCGACTGCTCGCGCGCCGTGCCGACCTGGGCTTCTCCATCCGATGCGTGACGCTCCAGGGTCTCTGCGAAGACCAGAAGATCGATCCACTGCAGCGAGATATCGGGGAGGCATTGTGGCCGGAGCGATGGCCGTTCGAGAAGCTCGCCAAGCTCAAGCGGACGCTACCGGCGCGATGGTGGAATAGTCTGTACCAGGGGCGACCAGGCGACAGCGAGGCGGCGGAGTTTCCGGCGCACTACTTCGCGAACATCTGGACGGATGATTGGCCGGAACGGTTCCATCTATCGTCCGTGGCTCTCGATCCATCAAAGGGACGCGACGCCAAGAGGGGCGACTATTACGGGTGTGTTTTTGTGGGATACTCCGGGGGCAAGCTGTGGGTGGATTCGAAGATCGATCGCGAGCCGGTGCCTGCGATGATGCGAACCGTTGCGCGGTTCTGCGCGGACCGTCTGCCCGCACTCGTGGCGATCGAGGGGAACGCATTCCAGGAGCTGCTGGCGCGTGACTGGTGCGATGCGACTGAGGCGATCGGGTACATCGCACCGGATCCGATCCTACTGCAGAACAGCACGAACAAGGTGCTACGGATCGAGCGGCTGGGGACGTGGCTGGAGCGACGGGAGATCGTCTTCCGGAGGACCGCGTCGAACGAGCTGCTGGTGCGTCAACTCCGCGAGTTCCCGGGGGGCAAGCACGACGACGGGCCGGACGCGCTGGAGATGGCGATCCGGGTGCTGACCGAGGCGGCTGGAGCGGTGGCCGACCAGGGGCCGGAATGGAGCGATCCGTGGCAAGGTCTCGCGTGAGACCTTTGGAAACCCAGGGAAAACTGGGCCGGAATTTTTCCGGAATTTTTCCGAAAAACTGAACGGCTGGGGTTGTCCTGGCCGATGTAGGGTATATAATTAGGGCATGACGCGGCAAGGTGACCGCGACAAAGGAACTCGAACGAACGAGGAACAGGAGACGCGACGATGGCGAGTGATCTATCCTTTGGCAGTCTATTTGCTGGCATCGGTGGGTTTGATCTCGGTTTTGAACGCGCTGGTTTTGTTTGCCGTTGGCAAGTGGAGATCGATGATTATGCAACGAAGATCCTCGAAAAGCATTGGCCAAAAGTCCACCGTCAAAGAGACATCCGAGAGTGCAATGCAAGCAACCTTGAGCGAGTCGATTGCATCATCGGAGGCTTTCCGTGCCAAGATATTTCCTTCGCCGGACGAGGGGCAGGATTGGATGGAGAGCGGAGCGGATTGTTTTTCGAGGCCGTTCGCTTGGTTCGAGAATTGCGACCCAGAGCGGTTGTGTTGGAGAACGTGGCAGCGTTGCTTAACAGGGGGCTGGATAGAGTTCTCGGGACGCTGGCCGAGGTCGGGTACGATGCGGAATGGCATTGTATTCCAGCTTCCTCCGTTGGTGCCCCTCACAGGCGGGACAGGGTATGGATCGTGGCCCACTCCTCGGGCGAACGACGCAGAGAAGCGGGGCGAGATAGACCCGACGAACCTGCGAAATGGTTTGCCTGGTGCGGTGAAGATGTGGCCGACACCGCGGGCATCCGACTCCAAGGGGAGCGGGCCAGCGGGGAGCAGGTCGGCTATGCACGATCACCAAAAAGGCAACTTGAAAGGGTTTGTCGTACAAGAGGAGCAGTCCATTGGGCAATTGAACCCGCAATGGGTCGAGTGGCTTATGGGATTCCCAGAAGGGTGGACCGACTTAGATGCTTAGGCAATGCGATCGTTCCACAGGTGGCTGAGGTTGTGGCAAGAATGACGAAAGATATTTTAGATGGCGAGTGATCTATCCCTTGCCGATCTAGTCGGCATCGTTGCGGTGTTCGTGCTGATTCTGGCGGTTCAGTTGATGGGGGGTGAGTGATGATTTCGATTGAGGACTTTTGCGAGCGGCACCATGCTTGCCTCGATGACCGCGACTGGGCGGTTGCGAACTGTAAGACGATGGCGGACGTGTGGGCGACTGCTCGCCCGGAGTGGCTGGTCTGGGTGGCGACTAGGCCGGGCGTGCTGGACGATCGAACGCTGCGATTGTTTTCCGTGGGTTGTGCGCGATCAGCGGCGTGGGATGCGCGGGATGCGGCGCGGGCTGCGTGGTCTGCGGCACGGGATGAGGCGTGGGATTGTGCGCGATCAGCGGCGCGGGATGCGGCGCGGGCTGCGTGGTCTGCGGCACGGGCTGCGGCGTGGGATGCGGCGAGGGAACGCCAAGCGATCTGGCTGAGGCAACACTGTAAACCGAACTTTTCGATGGTGGGTGAGTGATGGCGATTGACGCAAGAATCGCAGCCGTGACTGTGGTCGCTCCAAGTCATTGCGGAACGTGCAACATGACTGGAAAGGATCAGGCGAATTCGTGGGACGACTGCCCTACGTGCCACGGTGCGACAAAAGACAATCCAGCGGTGCGACTCAAGCTAGAGCCTAGAGAGCCAGGATGCGTTGCCGGTCAAAGAGTGCTGACGATCTTAAATCCGCCAACGGTCGACCCTAACGTATTGGCGGGGCTAATTGGGACGGAGATTTGGGGTAGTTCGTCATGCGTTATGGTTGGGCAAACGAAATGGGCGGATCGGATTGGGTACACAAAAATCAAATTGGTTGAGCCGATCCCCAAGCCGCCAGCAACAGAAGGGGGTGAGTGATGGACGCGACGAGGGAAGCAGTTGGCCTTGATGATGGCCAATCGGAATGGAATCAATGGATCGCAGAAATGCAGGATGGCCTCAGTTTTCAGCCGTTGATTGATTTTTTAGAGCGACTAAAAGAGCCTGTTGCTTGCAACAAGTTGCCCCAGCCGCCAGCCGTGGAGGGTGAGTGATGTTGGACATCGCAAGTTTAGCTGGACTGGTTGTGACGGCGTATTGGGTCGGCTTTCTTCTTGGTGTGTTGTTTGAAAAGAGGTATGGCGATTGACGGATACTGGATCGGATTCGGAGTCGGTTTTTGGTATCAAAAGAGCGAGGGCCACAAACAATGACAATGCCACACTTGCAGAACTGCGACCACAGCGATACCGGGTGGTGCCTAGATTGCGTCAAGAAGTTGCAGGACGGATGGGAGGAGCGATTCAACGATGCGTGTGCTAACGCTCGTTTTCAGCACAACGAAGTTGAGTGCAAAGCCGTCGCGGATCTGCTTGAGTTCCTGCACAGTTGGCCTCAAAACACAGGCCATCACGACATTGGGCTTGAGGGAAAGCTAGAGGTTTACTGGGCCGATTGCGTGATGGGAGCAATCGAGGACGACGGCAACGGTTCTTTCCATTACTACCCGATGGCTTTTGGAAAGCATGGAGAGAACGAGAAACACAGCAAGAACATTTGACGGAGACTGGATCGGCGGCGTGGCGGGAACCACGCAGGGTGATGGCGGTGGCGCTCGGGGAGTCCGCATATTTGTCCTGACGAGACAAGCACCCGCGAGTAGATGGCGAGGCCGGCGGGCAACGCAAGCAGGTGTCGAACCCTGCCCGATCCTTTTGGTTTTTGGTTTTGATGGCGATGGAGGCAGACATGATTTTTCAACATGCAGAGACGGGAATCCGGGTTAGGGTGCATGAATCAACCGAAGAGATTCATCACAAAAGGCTTGATGGCACGGTCGGGCATGTTGAAGGATGCAAGGAATTGACGACGGAATCGGGGCAGAGATGCATCCCAGCCACGTTTGATGATGTTCATGGGTTGCTTTCGATCGATCTTTTGACATCTGGCGGCAAGGTGCGGCTAGTTCGTGTTGGGTGATTTGTAATTTTTAACGCTACGAATCACCGAGTCCGTAAAGGAAAAGCATCCATGTCAGAAAAAGCCGCAAGTAGGACTTCGGTGGATTCGATTGTTCGTCGTCCTGTCTGCAAGTGCGACGGATACGGATTCTTTTGGGGGTCAGAGATCGTTGGTTGGCGCGGCAATCCGCACGACAGGTTGATTTGCCGAGATTGCGGGCGACCGTTTTGGTTTGAGCGAGTTTGGTATTGGTTCAAAGGATACAAAAGCAATGAGCAAGTTCAGACGGATTTCAGAGTTAGAAGCAGCGGAGATTGCGAACGACAGCGAGCAAGGGCGAATGCTGGTGATGGAGCGTGATTTTCTCCGAGATCTTGTCGCGGCAAAGGACGAATACATTGCGTGCTACAAGACAGGCAAGCGACCAAGCGAGAAGTTGTTTGCAAAGTTGGAACGCCTCACTGCGTTGGTGATCGCGGATTAGGTACGACGAACAAGGAGTTTGATTGTGCGACGTGACAAAAGAAATCGACGCGGTTTGGCTGACTTGGTTCTGTTTTTTGCGATCTTTGGAGCGTTTGTGTTTGGCGGTGGCGTTGGAACTTGGGTCGATCAGAACATCGGCAATCCGTTTGAGGAAGCCGCCGAGTGGGTCACAGGCGACGTGACGCCTCCAAAGGTTGAGTAGTCGGCTCCCGCCGTGGTGTATGCAGGAAACACGACCAGCGGCAACGCTGGGAATTGCCGGTTCAAATCCGGCAGGCGGGAATGGGTTAGGTGTTCTAGTTTTTTTCAGGAGATCAACTGTGGCGGCATTCAATCAAGTCATTCTGGTCGGGAATCTCACGCGGGATCCGGAGCTGCGATCGGTCGGTGAGTCGCAGGTCTGCAACTTCGCCCTAGCGATCAACGAGAGGCGCAAGAAGGGCGACGAGTGGATTGACGATCCGTTCTTCGCCGAGTGCGTCGCATGGGGCAAGCTCGCGGACGTGGTCAACAACTACGCCGCAAAGGGCGACCCGTTGATGGTGACCGGGAAGCTCAAGACGGACTCATGGGAGAAGGACGGGGAGAAGCGGACCAAGACAAAGATCCTGGTCCTGTCCGTCCAGTTGCTCAAGGGCAAGGGCGAGCGATCGGCCCCGAAGTCCGAGCCCGTCGATCCGTTCGATGACTACACCCTTTTCTAAAGGTCTCACGCGAGACCTTGCATTGAACAAGGAGACAGCGATGGAACAAGAGATGGCGATCCGGCTGGAGCGTGACCGGCTGGTCGAGGCGATGAAGGTCTTGCGGCGGAATCTCCGGCAGAGCCACGGGATGACGTTGCGGGCCTTTGCTCAGTGTGCCGGGGTGTCGGCGACGCAGATGAGCGAGTGGACGTGCGAGCCAATCGGACGTCCGCCGGACTTGGTTTGCCGTGCTCCGATCGACGATGAGTACCGGGACGGTCGTTGATTTTGGAAGGTCTTGCGCGAGACCTTGTAACGAACTTTTTTTCTAGTGAGGTGTGGTGATGGAATGCGAATGGGTTCAGGTTCAGGTGCCGAGGGGATTCATCAAGGACGGATTCCGGCTTGTCATTGGGGAAGTCGCAGAGGGTGACGTCGTAGTGAAACATCTTTGCGAAACATTGTACGGCGAGAATATCCGGTTGATTTGGCGCCCGATTGCCACGGAACCGCCTAAGCCAGTCAGGCAGCTTAAGCCCGACTGGAAGCCTCCGAAGCTGAAGAAGGGCTGGCTGACTTGGGGCATTACGGGAGGTTGGTGGTGGTGGTCGGGTCGTCCTTGCCACACTGGGAACTTCGGTGGCTGGGTGCATTCGGAATCCAGGTGCAGTGACGGAGGCAAGCCGATTCGCGAAGTGATGGCCGAGCTTCTTGGGTGTCCTGATTGCCGTGGGTTTGACGAGCGGGAGTGTATCTGGGAGGTGGGTCGGTAGTTGCGTGAGCGTTGACTGAACTTTGTTACTGGTGAACTGGAGGGTTGAGTGATGGAAGTGGATACCAATGAGCTCTTGCGTCACATCGGTGCGGTGTTGCATGTGATGAGCGACAAGATGGATCGGCTGATCGAGATTGGCGAGAGGCCCGCGCGAGAAATCCAGTTGCATGAAATGCTGGAGGATTCTGGTGAGCATCAGGCAGACCATTTTGCCGGCGACAACAAAATGGTAGCCGACGAGCCGCCGAAGAAGTGGCGAATCCTTGAGCCGGGAGAGGTTGTGTGTTCTAGCGATCGGGTGAAAGGGAAAGCAAGCCCGCCCAGCGATCCGCCAGACGGCTTAGGATGGCGCCCTGTCAAAATCTCTGCTGGGATGACGGTTCGCAAAGATGATTTTTGCGTTTTCGCTCGTCCGGTTGTCGATGAGCCAGCGAAGGAGCCAGAGCATCCGGCAGATCCAAAGCCAGCCCCGGGCGAAGGCTACAGGCTGGTAAATGACGGCGACATTGGAAAGATAGTCGAGGTCCAAAACTCTACAGCAGATCCGTGGAGGGAGTGTACTTTGCTCGCGATAGACTGGGACCGCCCCTACGGATTCCTTTGCGGGCACGTCGGATTCTATCGTCCCATGCAATGGCGTTTTGCCCGAATCAAGATCGAGACGCCCAAGCCAGCATGGGAGCCGAAGGTTGGCGACTGGGTGCGGGTGACGAGGCCAAGCGATTGGGAGGAGTGGGATCATCCATACTGGGCGCCGCAGATGCACCAGTTCGACGGAAAGGTCGGCAAGATTGAAAGCGAGCGGGAAGGCCGCTTCCACATTTGCGGATTTGCTTGGCATGGACTGCGATTTGTTTTTCACCGCGACTGGCTATCTCCTGCCGAACCACCAGCGAAGGAGCCAGAGCCGGCCAAGCCAGCCGAGCCGGAATACCGGCAGCCGGTATTGCCTGGAGATTGCGGGAAACCGTGTGAGTTTTCCGACGATTCAATATCTTGGGAGGAAGACGAGTTGATTGGGTGGAGGGCGAATCTCAACACCTTCAATTTGGAAAGCGCCCGCGATTCTTATCGCTACGCCCGCATCAAGAAGGAGTCCTAGTCAAAAGCAGACTGTATCCGGCATCGAGTGAAGTCTGTCCGGCGCAGGATGACTCTGCCTCTACAACGTTCTAGCAGGTCGATCGCAACAGAAACGATCGACCGATCGGACCGGATGGGATTGCCGAGCATCTGACCAACAGCCCGAACATCGGGCACGAACACGACCCGCTGACCGCAAATGATCTTCGGCGAAAGGGCCTTGCGGAATCCGTCGCAAGGTCTCTTCGAAAGCATGTATGGCACCGCCGAAACATGCACCCAAAGCCCGGTCGGTGCATCGGGCCATCTCGCGCGGACGAACTCTTCGACCCACTCCGAGCGGGTCCAGTACCGCCTATCGATGATCGCGGACCGCAAGTAACCGTCGAGGCAGAACCGCGCCAGCGTCCTGGATGATGGCCGCGTGGGGATCAGGAAGGACGCTTCCGCAAGTGATATGTGATCGTCCGGTGTGATAAGATGCAGGGCCGGGGCGAGCCGGTCGAGCTTCGACGCAAGGGCTGGAGGGTAGAGATACTCGCCGGATAGGTGAGCGCGGACGGTATTCATGGCGCATCCGACGCGTTTCGAAATGTCGCTGAAATTCAGTCCCATCTGCCGGAGCCGATAGATTCGCATGATCTTTTCGGTTCCGATCATCTGCCGGGGCATGGTGTTCTCCTGGGTGGCCAAAGTGAATTGGGTCGGGTACTGTCGGGGCAAGGGGGCCGGGAAATGGACAATGCGATGACTGAGGCAGTGGGTGGTTCCGGGGCGATCCAGGAAGCCTACGGCGACGTGGTGGACGTTGCCGACTCGTTCTGGGATCAGCCCGGCTGGGGCTACCGTCTCCGCCGTGGATTATACGCGACGACCCTTTGGGATCGACAGGACGGCCGCTATCGTCCGGTCTACGAGACGGAGATCGACCTGCAGATCATCCGGGCCATGAGCTGGCTGTTGGTCGCCAGAGTGCCGATGGCGCGGGCCTGGGTGGAGCGGCTGACCGATTACACGATCGGGGCCGGATTCGACTGGAGCGTGTCGCATCCGTCGCCGGAGATAAAAGCCTACGCGAACCGGCTGATCGATGACTTCATGGTCTCCTGCGGCTGGTCTCCTGGGCTGGAGCGTGAGTCGTTTGCGCGATCGATCGAGGACGGGGAGTTCCTCGGAGAGCTGGTCTGGGATGGCGCGCCTGGGCTGGTCGTGCGGGAAGCCGATGAACTGTCGGAACCGCTCGGGCGACTCGATCAGTACGTCCTGGCGGACTTTGAGCCTTCCTGGTCATTCGGTGTGATGACGCGCCCTGATCGGCCGTCGGTTCCTCTCGGGTATCACTTCGTGCGGGATGAGGCGGGGAGCGACTGGAACTTCGCGCCGGCGAAGCGTGTCCTTCACTGGAAGCGGAACGTCCGGTCGGGTGCAAAGCGGGGCGTCAGCGACTTCTACACGCCGCATCAGTATTTGAGCCGGGGCGACAAGATACTTGCGAACACGGCGGAAGGGACGGCTGTGCAAGCAGCGATCGCGTACATCGTCGAGCACGCTCCGAACGTCACGGCGACGCAGGCAGCGGCGCTGACGCAGATGGCTCGGGTGGTCGGTCAGAACCCGGTTACCGGTGCCTCTCAGCGAGTCCTGCCGATGCAGGGGGCTCAGCGGCTCGACGTGAGAAACGGTCAGAAGTACCACGCGGGACCATTGGCCGGGACAAACAACAGCCAGAACTACGTCGCGGTGATGAGTGCGGCGCTGAGGTTGGCCGGATCGATCAAAGCGTTTCCGGAGGGGATGCTGACTGGGGACTACGCGAACAACAACTACGCCTCTGCGATCGTCGCGCAAAGCCCTTTCGTTCAAGGTCGATTGGCCGAACAGGCCATCCGGGCGCAGGAGATGCGAGAGATGATCCGGAAGGTGCTCCATCTGGCGATCGATGCTGGCAAGTTCCGGCGATTCGGGATCCACTACATGAGCGATATGGATCAGGGGTTGGAAGTGAACATCGTCCAGCCGAAGGTCATTCCGATCGATCGATTGCAGTTGGCGCAGTCGCTCGCGGTTGAGAAGTCGCAAGGCTGGGTGACCGATCAGACGGCCATCACGGAATTGGGCCGCGATTACGAGCAGGAGCTGAACCAGAGACAGGACGGACCGCAGGCGCCGGTGGACGTCGGGGCCGCACTAGCCGCAACCCCTGAGCCAATTTCGACCGAGAAGGTGGCAGATACCGCGTTAAACGGGGCGCAAGTGCAAGCCGCGTCTCAGATAGTGGAGAAGGTCGCTGCGGGCGTTCTACCGCGAGCGTCGGGCGTTGCGCAGTTGGTGATGTTCTTCCAACTGTCGCAGGATCAGGCGGAGGCGGTGATGGCGACGGCCGGGACTGCCGACTTCGTTCCGACCGGGACGACGGTTGCCGTGGCACCAGTTCCCCAGGCGGACCAGGGGACAACGGAAGAGGTCGACGAGTCGGGGCCATCCGGCGAGTATGCCGGACTCTCGCGCCAGCAGTGGAACCGGAACCGGAAGGCGATCGCAGATATCGTCAGCGAGTTCAAGCAGGGGGACATCGATCGATCCGCGGCGGGTGTGATGCTCGGACTGCTGGGGATCGCGCCGGCAAACGTCGACAAGCTCTTGGGTCCTTCTGAGTCCGTCGAGTTGGAGGAATCGACCAAGACCTACAAGCCACCCGAAGGAGCTCAGGGCAACGCGAAGAAGGTCCTGGCATGGCGAGAGAAGCACGGCGACGCGGTGAAGGGGATGACTCGCGTCGGCTGGACTCGGGCGAACCAGTTGGCGAGCGGCGAGAATCTATCGCGCGAGACCGTCGGCCGGATGGCCGCATTCGGGCGCCATCGCAAGAACGCCGAGGTTGATCCGCAGTACAAGGACGAACCCTGGCGGGATGCTGGGTACGTCGCGTGGTTGGGCTGGGGCGGTGATACTGGGGTGAACTGGGCGAGCGAGATCGTCGCTCGGGAGTCGGTCGAATCTGCATCCGGGAACCTGGAAGAATCGACCGCGCGGCAAGTGGCGATCCTGGAGTCATGGGGCAAATATCCTTGAGTTTTGAAAGGTCACGCGCGAGACCTTCGGAGATGCGATGCCGGATCTAGCTGAACGATCGACCTATGAGCGGGCCCTTGCGTCGGACGTGCGCGAGGTCTTCGGACGGTTCCGCGACCGGAACCGATTCGATGCGGACCGGTTTGGCCGTGAGATCGCAGCGGCAACCCTGGAGACAATCCAGGAGATCCGGCAGCGGGCACTGATCGCGATGCTGATCCTCATCGCGGCCGACGATCAGGCGATCGCGGAATTGCTCAAGCGCAATCAGCGATCCATCGACGCAGGGGCGAAGGCTCAAGCCGAACGACTCGGGCGCGACATGGCGGCGACCTCGCGCGGATGGCTGGCCGACTCGGACGACTTCGCGCGGACGCTGGAGGATCGGGTCTTGGCGCCATCGCGGGCCGATACGGTGGGAGTGACTGAGACCACGACGGCGGTGAGCGAAGCGGAAGCCGAAGGGCAGGACATCCTCGAAGGGATCGGGATCGACACGGAGCCGCGGTGGATCACTCAGTTGGATGAGCGGGTCTGTCCGGTCTGCGGTCCGATGCACAATCGGCCGCGCTCTCGCTGGGGGTCGATGGGGCCACCTCCGGCGCATCCGAACTGCCGATGCTTCCTTGTCTATGCCGCGACCGTCGCAACTCAATAGGCGACCTTCCGCCAAAGTGATTACCTCCGCCGTAACCTCATGCGGAACGGAGGGTCTTTGATATGGCACGATGGGAAGAAGCCTACAGCGGTGGCAAGGTCGACCGTGAGGCTGGAGTGATTCGCGGGGTCAAGGTCTTGGGCCTCGAGTCGCGGAACCGTCGGCGATACTTGAAGGAAGCCGTCCGGAAGGCGATCCCACTGTACGAAGGGGCGAAGGTCTTCATCGACCACGACCGGAAGAATGGCGAGCGATCATTTAAGGATCGCTGGGGAACGCTCACGAACGTCCGCGCGGATGACAACGGGGAGCTGTGGGGCGACCTTGAATACCTCAAGAGCCATCCGCAGACGGAGATGATCTTGGAATCGATCGAGCGGTTCCCGGATTCCTTCGGGCTGAGTCACAACGCGGACGGCGAAGACAGGATGCAGAACGGGGTGTCGGTGGTGACTGAGATCGTCGCCGTTCATTCCGTCGACTTGGTGTCAGATCCAGCGACCAACAAGGGACTATTCGAGGGGTACGCAATGAGCAAGAAATTGGTGGAGGCTGTCGCTGGTTCGGTGTTGGCGCCGGTCCTGGCTCGCCTGCTTGAGAACGAAGGCTATGACGATATGGCGTCGATGGAGATCGAGCCGATGGAGGACACTCCGGAAGCTCATCTCGACATGGCGCTGTCGATGATGGTTCAGAAGATCATCGGCGACAAGTCACTATCGATGGAGCAGAAGCTGGAGAAGTTCCGCAAGGTGCTCGCAATGGAAGCCGCGATGCAACAGAGCGCGGAACCCGACGCGGCGGTAGCCGAAGAGATGGACAAGCTCAAGGAAGAAAACAAGGCGATGAAGGAATCCCTGGAGAAGATCCAGACGGAGGCGACCTGTCGCCAGTTGCTCGAATCGCTCGACCGCGAATGCACCGCTCCCCGATTGGCCGCGCTGATGGCCGTTGGTGAGCCGCTCCGGAAGTCGCTGGTCGAAAGCTGGACCGCACGATCCGAGGTCGGGGTCAATCCGGCCAAGCGACCGGCCGCGAGTCCTGGCAAGTTGCAGGAGGGAGCCGAAAAGTATCCATCCAGTTTCCAAGAGTTCATCCGTTCGATCGGCTGAGCCTGTTTTTCCAAGTGATTCAAGGGTTTTTTAGAAGGAACAGAGAACATGCCGAAGGGACTGAACCTGGACGATCGGATCCATCAGGTGATCTACACTCATTCGATTGTCGACGATTTCTACGCAGAAGACACCAACGTGTGGACCACGACCGCGACCGATAGCGGGACGTCCACCGTCGGCGATTCGGCCGGCGGTGTTGTGGCTCTCCAGCCATCGGATGGCACCGTTGCGGACAATGACGAGATTTACTTGCTGACGAAGGAGGTCTACCTGTTCGCTGCCGGCAAGCCGCTCTACGGCAAGCATCGCGTCCAGTTCACCGAAGCCAGCACCGATGACGCGAACGTGTTCGTCGGTTTCGGATCGGGCATCGCTGCGAACTTCCTCCAGGATAATGGGGGCGGGCCTGCTGCGTCGTTCTCCGGTGTTGGCTTCTACAAGGTCGACGGTGGCACCAACTGGAACGTGATCTTCTCGCTTGGGTCGACTCAGGAGAAGGTCGAGCTGAACGCTGCCGCGAGCCTGACCAAAAGCGCTCAGACGGCCGGCGGCGCAGCCTACCAGTTGCTCGAGATCGAAGTGGTCCCGACGACCTCTGCTCTGTGCGATGTGTTCTTCTACATCGATGGCGTCGCGGTCTACACGATGAAGGGCAAGACCTTCACGAGTGCAACCGAGATGAGCGCCGTCTACGCGCTGAAGAACGGCGGCGCGAACCAGGAGACTCTGAACGTCGATCTTCACGTCAGCGCTCAAAAGCGCTGATCCTTCCCCGTACTTGGTGTCGGTTTTTTGATTGTGGTTTGAAAGGAATACCAGATGAGCAGTGCGATTCGAAATCGGCACCAGGAGCTGCGGCGGTTGTATGAAGCCGCTCGCCGGGATGGGTGCGTTGGTCGGTTTGTTGAGGACGTGAAGCAGACTTTCGCGCGTGACCGGAGCGAGCTGGGGCACCGGTGGTCGATCCGCCACCTGTTCGAAAACTTCGTCGAGTCGGGCCGAGAGTACATCGATACTTACTGCCGACCCGGTGCGGAAGTGTCGAACTTTCAGGAAGCCGCAAACGCGGTTGATACTGCGGCGTTCTCCGTCCTGATGCAGCAGTTGGCCTTTACTCAGACTCTTTCCGGCTATGAGCAACCGGGATTGATCGGCGATCAGTTGGTCACGGTGATCCCGACTCAGTTCAGCGGAGAGAAGATCCCTGGCGCCGGCCGCGTCGGTGATGCTGTCGAGGTGGTCAACGACGGCAACCCATACCCTCAAGCGACCTTCCTCGAAGAGTACGTCGAGACTCCAGCGACGATCAAGCGCGGTTTGATCCTCGACATCACGAAGGAGATTCTGTTCTTCGATCGGACTGGCATTGTTCTGCAACGGGCTCAGCGGCTCGGTGAAGAAGTGGCCGTCAATCGTGAGAAACGGATTCTCGATGCGGTGTGCGGAATCTCGACGATCTACCGTCGCAACGGTGGAGCGGCTGTCGCGACCTACCAGAGCGACAACACCGCCACGACGAACGCACTGGCCGATTACACGGACATCGACGCGGTGGACCAGAAGTTCAACGCGCTGACCGATCCGACGACCGGCGAGCCGATCGCGGTGATGCCGAACGTGTTGCTGGTGCCTCAGGCCCTGCAGATGACCGCCCTGCGAATCGCCAATGCGACCTTGGTCCGTCAGACGACCGGAAGCACGATCGAGACCGAGACCAATGGGCCGCAGTTGCATCAGCGCTTCAGCGTCATCAGCGGCGCCTACGTGAAGAACCGAACCAGTTCGGACACGACCTGGTTCTACGGAGATCCGAAGCGGGCTTTTGCCTACATGGAGAATTGGCCTCTCCGTGTTGAGCAGGCGCCACCGAGCGACACCGCAGCGTTCGAGCGCGATATCGTTGCACGGTTCAAGGTCTCTGAGCGTGGGGCTCCGGCTGTGATGGATCGTCTCTACATGGCGAAGAGTACCGCCTGATCCGTTGCGTAGGGAAACTGAAAAGCGATACACTAGGATCCATTTTTCGGGGTGGATCCTAGTTTCGTTTGAGGGGTGAGGAATGGCTGAGAAGAAGGGCACGATTGAAGACCTGCGCGACGCTGACCGGCTGATCGCTGAGAAGCAGGCGCAGTTGGAGAAGCTGGAAGCCGCGATCAAGGAAAAGGAAGCTCGGGCGGCTGGAGGCGTGGTGGTCGACGGGGCTCCATTTCGCGGGAACGGCTACAAGTTCCGCGTCGGTCCTCGTGATCCGAAGTGGGCCGCAACTCTCCGGCCAGAGGACATTGAAGCCTGCGACGAGTCGGAAGCGATGCGGTGGTATGCTGCGACGCATCAGGACCCAGAGCGACCCGGAAGGGCACTCGATACGGTCAAGGTTGCGCTACAGGTCGAGATTATCGGAGGGGCAGAGAAGCGCGCCGAGGCATTGCGTGAGGCTCACAAGGAAGCGACCTTGCGGGCCAAGTTCGCGAAGACCGGGCAACTGACTGACGAAGAAACACGATGGATGGAGGAACGAGGCGTGACGCTTCTCTGAGCGTCGCATCCCTCTCGGATTGGCGGAGTATTGCCGACGGACTGCAACCGTGGAAAAGCCGCAGGCGGGGCCTCTACCCATCTCCAGAGGTGACCCGCCATTTTTTTCACTCATGAAAGGGTTATGTGATGGCCTGGAAAGTAAGATTCGACCGCGTGACGATTGATGTTCCTGAGGATGCGCCGGACTCGACGGAGGCGATTCGATTGGCTCGTCTGAAGTACTCCGGCGATGCTCTTGAGGTTTCCGCCGAGAAGGTCACGCGCGCGACCTTTGCAGAACCTGAGCCGATCGTCGCACCTGAACCACCACCACCGGAGCCCGTGCCACCGCGCCGGAAGAAGCGATGACATCCGCCTACCTCGCGAATCTGAAAGCCCGTCGCGATGCGATCGCGGCAGAGTTGGCTCAGCTCAACGTGACGAAGGCTGGCGGCAAGCCGAACATCGCAAGCACCGACGGCGGGACCACTGTAGATCACGTCGGCTACAAGGATGCTTTGTATCGCGAGTTGCGAGAGATCGACGGATTGATCCGGGCAGCGGCTGAGACTGAGGCGGCGATGAACGCTGGCGACGGTGGGCCCTTTGAACTTTCGACCGACCTGATTCCGTGAGGGTGCGATGACTCCGAGTGAATTGCGGGCACTGATCGAGGATGATCCGATTGCCAGAGCTGCAGTAGAGCTGGGCGACGATGAGACGTGCGCCGCTAGGTGCCGAGTGATTGCCGATCCGGTCCTGGAAAGTTACCGCGTTGCAGATATTAACATCGTTGGGATGTTCGCCAATCCTGTTGATGGTGAGGTGGTCTGCCAGCAGATCGAGGCAGTTGCGCAGGCCAACCCGATCGTGAAACGTGCGTTGAAGTGGCTTTTAGACCCTTCATCTCCTGGGTTAGACTTAGGAGATCCGAAGATCCGGCATCTGCTCACCCTGCCGATTGCGACTGGTGGTGTCGGGCTAAGTGCCGAGCAAGCTGCGCCACTGCTGCGAGCAGCAGAGAGACAGCCAAACATCACAGCCGCAGACGTTGCAGTAGCGTGGAGGAATAGCTGATGGCATTGCTAGATTACATTCAGATCACACAGGGCGCGGCGATCGTCTGGGGCGAGGCCGGAGCACCGGGCGTAACGGCGACGCTGAGCTTTAACGGATTGGCCAACGGCGCGGCGATCATGGGGGCATCGGTCGACCTGACGGAGAACTGGGAAGATGAGTACATGGTGTACTTTTCTGTCGAGACCGGAACCGCTCCCTCTCCGCAGACGACTATTGAGGCATATCTACTTTCGAGTTGGGACAATACCACATGGCCAGCGAAAGTTACTGGATCGGCAGGTAGTTACACGCTCGGGTCGAATGATGTGAACCTTCGCCAAGCTGGTCCTCCGACTGTGAGTCTTATTGCGACGGCTGACCTCAATACCGTCATCACGCAGTTCCCCGTTATCTGGCGACCTCGGGGCCGATACGTTGTGCCAATCGTGGACAACAATTTAGGACAAGCTCTGCGAGCCAGGACCCCCAATAGTGACAATCTTTCGCGCCTAACCATCGTTCCGCGTAGGTTGGTCAGGAATGATTAGACCCAGCCTAGCTGATTACGGAACCCACGGCGAGAGTGCTTTCCCAAGATACTGGGATCGAGTGCTTCGTGCATGGTCTCCCGTTCTCGGTCAAACCGGCGGCAGGGTTTATGATTTCTCACGCAACAGCAGATGGGGCCTGACAACTGGCATCGACCTAGCGACTCAGTGGGGCACCTTTCGCGGCAACACTGGCTTGTCACATGACGGTGTTGATGATTGGGTTGATTTTGGATCAAACGATTTCAGTGGTACTGATTTTTCCATTGTCTCGTGGTTTCGCGTTTTGACGGCAGTGATTCATTTTCCCTACAGCACGAGCAATGCGACCGGGGCGTCTGGGGTTGAGCTGCTTTACGGCGTCGGTGGAAATTTGGGTCAGATTGCGTCAAGGATTGCGGGCTCTGCTACTGCTCAGTTGGCGCATGATTTCGGATCAAGCGCAAACGCACTAGCGGATGCAATCTGCTTTGTTCAGACGTTTTCTGATTCGCAGACAACTAAGGCGCATGGGATTTTCGTAAACGGTGCGAACGCTCAGACCACAACCTATACATCAAACACAGCGCCCAGCCAAAATTGGTCATGGGCCAAGCGCGGAACATTCTTTGTTTCGGGAACTGGCAGTACGGTTCAATGGTTCGAGCAGATGGTTTTTCGCGGGATCATAACCGCAAACGAAGCCGCCGAAATCTATCAACTTGGTCCAGGCGGTTTATATCAAAGACGGAAAAGACGCTACAGCATTGCCGCAGAAGAGGCTCCCGCATTTCGCGCACCGTGGGCGACTCGATCACGTTCAATCATTGGCGGGGGGATTCGATAATGTACGCACGCAACAACGCCAGCCCGCGACCGATCACGATTGGCGCAGTGGTCCAGATTAGTGATGGTGCCGTTCAGACAACCGGCGTCTCGGTCAAGGTGCGCAAGGATGCTGAATCGTGGGCGATTGGTGCCGGTGGGCTTGCCGTTGAGGAGGGCGTCTGGAGTTACACACCGACGCAGGGTGAGACGGACTGCGATGCTTTGCAAATCATTGTTTACAAGACATCGTGCTACCCCAATAGCATGGAGGTAGTGTTCACCTCGTCATCTTCCTTCGGGCACGCTGGCACCGATCAATCGAAGATCGCCAATGCTTCCTCCACCGTCAATCTATCCGGCACCTCGATCAAAACGGCAACGGACGTTGAGACGAAGATAGATGCAATCGATGACTACATCGATACTGAAATAGCGGCCATCAAAGCCAAGACCGACAATCTGCCATCCGATCCGGCAGACGCAAGCGACATCGCAGCATCTTTTGCAACCGTCAATAACAACCTGTCTTCGATTGCTGGATACATCGATACAGAAGTGGCGGCGATCAAAGCAAAGACCGACAACCTCCCGGCTAAACCGGCAGCAGTTGGTGACATTCCGACAGCGGGAGCCATTGCCGACGCTGTTCTAGAAGAAAGCGTTGATGACCATGATGGAGTAGCTCACAGTCTTGCCAAGTACATCTCGATCATCAAGAAGGGTAACACCATTGTCGATGGGACGGTGACATCCGCCGCAACACCGACCACAACGAGCTTTTCGAGTAATGTGAACTACCCGACCGGTGCGTTCAAGCATGCTGTGATGCTGTTTCTCGATGGCAACCTATCCGAGCAGAACAGCCCGATCCTGACCTACACGAACGCCAACGGGGTGATCACTGTAGAGGAGGCGTTTACGCAGGCCCCGCAAGTTGGCGACAACTTCATCATCATTCCGACTACCCACGTACACGCAATCGCGGCGATTTCTTCGGCGGTATGGTCTGATGCGTCGGCAGACGATGCGATTCGATCCGCGCTGGGCCTTGCGACGAACAACCTCGATTCCCAATTAGCCGCTGCGCTGGTCCTGCAGAAGCTGGCGGCGAGCGGCGCGACCGGATCCGTGCAGGTGACCGACAACGGCAACGGGACCGCAACGCTGGTCTTTAAGGACACGAACGGAAGCACGACCCTGGCGACCGTGACTTACAACTACACGAGTGGCGCGAGAACGAGGGTAAGCTGATGGCGATCCGGATCGTTCCCTATTCGTTCATTGGTCCCGTCACCTGGATCCCGGATCCGGGCGAGGTGGCCGATGGTGTTGTGTACGGGCTATTCCTTGACTACGAAGGGACGGCGAGCATCACGCCGATCCCATCGCCTGTTGACTTTGAGCACAAGCTGTCGGTCGACTTCGAGGACGATTGGCAATGGATCGACGGCGTCGAGAATGCGGGCTTTGAGTTTGGGCCTGATCGCGAGTTCGCTGGAGCAACGCCAACGGCGCCGGGCGGAGGCGTAAAGGTTCTGCGCTGTAATCCGACGCACGACGAAAAGATCGTTGCGGCGGCTACCTCAGTGGGGTATGACGTCACGGATATGGTCTTTGTCATCTGGGCGGAAACGCTGAACGATGGAACGGATCCGATCGAGCCACTGCCAGCCGACATCCTCAAGTTGGAGGTCGATTGGATCATCAAGTCGGTCAAGCGTACGGTCGACTATTCCCAATGGCGATGCCTGTGCAGGCGATCCGCAAAGGCGGTCCGATGATCCCCAAGAGGTTCAAGGCAGAGGACGCGGTGAAAGTGTTCGGCGACTTTGCCGACGCGATGGAGTCCGCGCCGTTGGATCGCGTCTTCAATCAGATCGTCCCTAGGATCCATGATGCGATCGCGGACAACTTCATCCAGACGCGCAACAGCGCTTCCCAGATTTGGCCACCTCACGCGCCGGCCACGGTCGCGAAGTACGGGCCGCATCCGCTCTTGATTCTCTCCGGCAAGATGCTCAGAGCAGCGACCACGCGAGGCGCCGATGGGCAGACTGAGAACATCGGGCCGCGTGACCTCCGACTCGGGCTCACGGTTCCCTACGCAAAATACCAGCAGTTCGGGACTAGCCGCATCCCTGCTCGCGAGTTCTACTACGTCCACGAAGAGAAGTTGGAGAGTATCCGCGAGCCGTTTGAGGATCTATGTTTTGAGTTCCTGGTGGGGCGTTAATCTCGATGAGCTGTTCGGACCGTCGGAAGGCGTGCCGGTCACTGGCGACAATCAGCCGGAACCGGACGAGCCGCCAACACCACGCAAGAAGGGGCATCCGACGCACGCGAGACCTGGGAGCCACGAGAAAATCCGGGTGATGGCGTGGCGATTCGAAAACGGGATCCAGTTGTTTCACGAGAGGGATGCAGGGTACGACTATGACGTTGATGAGTCGCCATTGGGAAGTCTTGAACGCGATCCGCGACACACTCGCAGCGGACGCAGATTTAGATGGGTTCAACCCGAAGATCCAGAAGAAAGCCTATAACCGCGGAATTAGGTGGGAGCCGGGGCTATTCGTGGTCCCTGGATCCCGGACGGATCCTGTCTTCGAGAATCGGCGCGAGGAAGTGGGCTTGCAGTGCGTTGTCGTCTTCATCGAGCCGAAGGATAGCGACCTGACCGACGGGCTGGAGAACCACCTTGCGGTATCCGAGCGGGTGATGGCGATCTTCAAGAACAAGGCCCACGGGTACGCTCCCTATCCGCTCCGCCAACTGACGACGGCACTATCCGGCGATGACGCGATGACCTTCCAGCGGGTCGATGCTCAGCAGGGGCCGCAGTTCCCCGACGATCCGTTCAATTCTGGATATGATGTTTCGGCGGTGGTTGTGACCGTGTACGTCACCTATCTGCCGCGTGATTCCTCACAACTCGGAGTACCCGCACCATGAACAAGAAAGACCCGACGGTTCCAAAGGTCACGCGCGAGACCTTTGAAGGAGTCGCAGAATCTGCAACCAAGGCAGTCATCGACGGATGGTACTGGGGGACCAATCGAGGCCTGTCGATTTGGATCGCGGCTGGATCAGCAGAGGAAGCGCTGTCGATCCTGGGCGGGGGTGTCGTCGAGCCTGCGACGCGGTACCCGACACCCGGCGAAGACTACTTGATGCGGATCGATGGGATAATCGGACGGCAGGGCTGGGATCCTTGTAAAGTGATTGCCTAGCGGGATGATTGGGGGACGGAGGACCAACCGATGAGCCAAAGTTCCGTCTCCCGCGTCGTCGTCGCGGACAATGCTGCCCTTTCCACTAATCCAGTCGCTCTGTCGTTCCGGGAATGTTCCCTGGCCGGATCCCGGACATTCCTTCGCGAAGACGGCCATCGAGGGAGCCGTCAGCGTCGAAGCTGTCGCGCAAGGATTGCCACGGACACCTCCGCTGGATCAATCTCGGGCTACTTCGGGCCGACGGAGATTGACTGGATCTTGGGGCGCGTCGTTGGGTCGGTCGGTGGGTCGGCTGGCACCGGAACGTCCGGCGATCCGTGGCTACCGGCAGAAGCCCTGACCAAGTTCTACGCGGCGGTCGACAAGGTGGCCGCTAGGTACCTCTACGAAGTCTGGCCTACTACACTTGAGATCAGCGGATCGGAACAGCAGTACGTCAACTGGAATCTCAGTTGCACCGGCAAGGCGGAGACGGTCTATAGCTCCTCGTGGCCGACGACGGCTTACACTTGCGAGAGTGCTTTCCTGTTCTCGGACGCGACGTTCACCTACAATTCGACTGCCTACAAGATCAAGTCATTCCGACTGAATATCGATAACGTAGTCGACGATCAGAACTTCCAGAACGCCATCACTCCGGCGGACTTCGAAGCGCAAGACCTCGCGGTGACTCTCGATCTGGAGTGCGTGTTCAACTCGGACAATCTCGCGCTGTATCGCGCGGCTCTCGCTGGTGCTGCGGCGTCGCTTGCGATCAGTGATGGGACCACAACGTACACTTTCGCATTCGGCAACGCGAAGATCCCGAACGCGGCGCCAACGATTCCCGCGAGTGGCCGGATTACCTTCCCCGTGCAACTCGAGGCGTATCGCACCTCGACGATGAGCAGCCCTGCGGCATCAGACGCACAACTGAGAATGTGGAAGGCGTAATCAGTTGCCCACGGCAGGCAGTCGGGTACGATAGGGGGGAGCTTCGGTTCCCCCTTTTTTGTTTGGAGTGAGCAATGGAACGACAGGTCAGCGATTGGCGACAGAACATCATCCGCGACGGAGTGGAGCAGACGGCATACATCGCGGAGAAGGAAGGCATTCACGGTCATCTATGGTTCGCGTTTCGTCCGATCCTCGGGGCTGATGCAGAGCGGTATGCGGCTCAAGTGAAGAACGCGATCTTCGCGGACCCACAACGCGGCTACAAGCTGGTCGTCGAGATCGTCGCGTCGCATCTCACCAACTGGAGCGAGGATGTTCCACACTCAAAGGAAATCCTGCTCTGTCTCAAGAAGGCCCTGCTCTATGACATGTACTACATCATGCGTGGCGAGAAGGCGTCTGACACGTTAGAACAGCCGAAGACCGGAGACGAGATCCTGGGAAAATCCTGACGGCCGTCCGGAATCGCGCGCTCCATCCGAAAGTCGCATTCCGTAAGTGTTCCGACTGCCGGCGCTGGATGTTCGACGAGGAAACCGGAAAAGTGATGGTCGACCGGGTAGGCTTGCCGGTCGTTCGTCCGGGGCTGACTCCGTGCGAATGTTCGGTCGGCTGTCCGAAGGGTCACTGGCGGGACAATCCGGATCTGATAGCGGGCGAGGAGGCGGTGGTGCGTCTCTGGCAGTCGGGGCACCTGACGGACGCGGAGCGGGCCGATACGTTCCTCTCCGGGGCGATAGCGGCACTATCAGAGCAGCAGGCGCGGATCGACAAGCGATCGCAGGACGAACTGATCTTGGCACTGGTGACCATGAGGAAGTGACGCGATGCGCGAAGTCGAATTTCTCTTGACGGCCAAAGCGGACCCTGCGGCGCAGCAGGTGATCCGCGACTTCGGGCAGTCGATCGCACGCGCTCAGAAATCTGTAAGCGATGGTCCTTCGCAATCTCTCGCGCAGAAGGTCATCGATCAGCAGATCAAAGGTGCGGATACGCTATGGAATCTCCAGAACAAGCACGCTCGCGACCTTGAGGCCCTCAAGCGCTCTGGGTTCTCCTTGGATCAGCAGTTGGACGCGAAGAGGATCGCATCCGTTCAGCAGCTAGAGCAGGCGCTTAGCAAGGTTGCAAAGGAGCGCGAGAGCGGAGCAGCAAGCCAGCAGAGCCTCAGCGAGCTAGTGGCGGCTCAGAAGAGTGCGGCCGACATCATCCGGCAGACCGACAAGAGCGTCGCCGATGGCAAGCGACAGTTATCGCGCCAGGAGGCGGAAGATCGTCGCCAGTCGATGGCGGAAGCGAAGGCGATGAGGGTCGCTGAGGCAAACGAGCAGAAACGACTCGCCAGGGAAGAGGCTGAACGCAAGCGACAGTTGGCGGCTATCTCAAAGGAAAACAGCCGTATCGCCGAGGCCAACAATCGAGCGATAATGCGCTCGGAGCAGGAAGCGGCGCGCGAGTCTCAGCGGATCGCAAAGCAGGGAGAGCAACAGCAGGCGAGATCCCTCAGCGAGTACCAGAAGAACATCGACCGGGCGAACGGAGCAGGTCAGGAATTGCTCCAATCGTTTGCTGAGACTTCGGAATCGGTGATGAAGCTCGCGCGCGGCATGGTGTTCTTCGGGCTCACCGGCGAGACCGAACTGCAGAAGGTGCAAGACGCGCTCCTCACCATGCAGGGGACCATCGATCTAACGGTCGGCGGTACTAAGCTCCTGTTGGGGATGGAAAAGGCGATGCGGCTTTTCAACACGGCCACCATCGCGGCTACTGCGGCTCAGGAGGCGTTGAACGCGGCACGGCTCAAGGGGGCTACAATTTCCTCTGTCGAGGGTGCGGCACAACTCACCGGACTGGGTGGGATGGCGGCGCGTGGCGGTGCGGCGATGATGGGCGGCGCTGCGGCGCTTGCTGGCCGGATGGGTGCGGTTGGAATGGCGGGCGTCGGTGCCGGCGCTGCGGGTACTGCTGCGGCTGGTCTCACGGCTTTGGCCGGCGCTGCGTTCGGGGTAGTGTCTTCGTTCAAGACGTTGCAGGAGGCGAGCCAGTTCGGATTCGGTGGCGGTGCTCAGGCGGGCGGGTTCGTCGAGTCGATCGGCGCGAGTGCTTACAATCCATTTTCCGGGATGGCCTCCGGGGGCCAGTTGGCGGCTGAGCGTGCGAGATCAAAAGAGATCGATCGGCAGTTCCAAAGGTTCCAGCAGATTTCCGCGCTGAACCAAGAGGACGAAGCACGCAAGGAAGAATCACAGCAGAGCCTTAACGAGAGGATTCGCGAGCAGTACGACCTCACGGCGAAGACGTGGGAGCTATCGCGGCGCGGGCTATCCGATCAGGAGCAGTTGGAATCGATCGTCCTGGAAGCGGCTACCCTGCAGAACGCGGCGGCGAAGGGAAGCGAATCGGCAGCGGCTCGGATCCTGTCGTTGCGTGAGCAGGAATTGACCCTTTCCCAGCGGATCGCGGACCAGCAGCGGACAATGGCTCAGGAGATGATCGCGGCCAACCGCGAAGCGCTGAGCACGGTCGAACAGCGGATCGCGGCCGAGGAAGAAGCGACACAGTCCGCGGCGGTCCGATTTGGTTTGATGGATGAGGCGAACCAACAAGAGATCGTGATGCTGCGGGAGCGACTTGCAGCGGGCCAGCAGTTGAGCGCGCAGGAACTCGGGCGATTGCGGGGGCTGTCGCAGGAGATCGACTCGGAGATCGAGCTACAGGCGTTGCGTCGGGCTCAGGCGGCAGGGTTCGACCGGCTCGGGATTACTCAGGCATCCGAGCGGCGGCAAGGTGCCCTAGAGTCGATGCGCGAGATGCTTTCGGTTGAACTGGAATCGTCGATCGATTTCTCCGTGCAGATCCAGAGTAACGCAGAAGCGACGGCGCAGGCGGTGACGGCGCAGATCAAACAACTGTACGACCGGGACATCGGATCGCTCGCGACGCGGGTCGCTGACCTGACGAAAGAAGTGGCGAACATCGACGCGCGGATCCAGCGGAGGGCGAACGGAGGATGAGATTACGAGTCGGACCGAACACGCTTCCGCAGAACGAAGCCGTCGCATCGATCACCTATTCTCCCGTCTACGACGTGACCAAACGTGTCGCAAAGTTGCGCGAGCGTTGGGACATCTCCGGGCGGATCGTCCTCCAGGGGACCAATGCCACCCAGTCGCAGATGACCTCTGAGATTCTGCGCCGGCAGAGGATCTACCAGCCCAATCTGGATTTGGTGTTCCTTGAGGACGACACCGACACCCCGACCGTGATGCAATTGCTGAGATCGAATTGCCTTCTCGGTCCGTACATCATCGATTCCAGCCTCCCGAACCAAGCCAATGATGTCTTCGCTACGGGTATGGGATACCGCGTCGTTTACGAGGCGGAGCAGTTGGGAACTACGGATGGCTTGCTTGAGTTCTCCGAGTCGCTAACGGAAGGCGCAGGGGGTCTCGAGTACGTCTACGCTGGCGGGTCGGTGAACTTCCCAGAACGACAGATCGGGACGCAGAACGCTCCTTGGCAGTACACTCAGAGCGGGCGGGCCGTCGGGCTGTTTGGGTACCCAGAGCCACCGCCACCGATTTGGCCGTTTGCTCAGATGCGCAAGCCGCGGATTGAGCGATCGAGTCCGCGCGTGCTTGGCCGGATCGATACCGAGTACGAGATCAGTTGGACCTATGAGTTTGAGTGGCACCAAGAGTTGCGGGGCGTCCCGCATCGGAGGGTTTGATGGCGACGAAGACCTGGACCGGACGGGCCGCAAGCGTGGCACAGGTGACGAAGGTGACTTGGAGCGCGACCGGATCCCATACCTACAACGTGACGATCAACGGCAAGACGGTTTCCTACGTGTCAACCACCTCCAGCCTTGCGACGATCATCGATGGATTGATTGCGGCTTGGAACGCTTCCAGCGAGCCGGAACATCAGGAGCTCATCGCGGCGCAGCGGATCGAGTCGACGGTGCTCGTGGGCTTGCAACTGACGGCACGGGCTGGCGGAGTGCCTCACACGATCACAGCGAGCGCGTCCAGCGGAACGGCGACGGTGACCGAGATTACCGCGGCGAGCGGTCCGAACTTTTGGAACCTTGCGGCGAACTGGTCCGGCGGTACGCTACCGAGCGCGGCCGATGACCTCGTGCTAGAAGACTCATCGGTGCCGGTCCTTTATGGTTTGACGGACACGACGAACTACGCCAGCCTGACCATCAAGGCAAGCTACAACGGAGCGATCGGACTTCCTCCAACGAACGCGGCGGGATATCCGGAATATCGGACGCGGTTCCTGACGCTGGGCGATGGCTCGGGGACTCTCGTCGTGAACATCGGCGACGGTCCGGGGGTTGGGGCTGGCCGGATCCTGATCGACCTGAACGACGGAACTGGCACGGTGACCGTCTTTGCATCGCCGGCTAACACGCTCGAAGGGTTCCCGATTCAACTCTTTGGGTTGGACTCCTCCTCCGTGGTCAACGTCTACGGCGGATCGATCCTGCTGGATGATCCATCGAGCGCGGCGGTATCGGCGCTGAACATCATCGAGCGACCTGGGGCCAGGGTGCGTCCTTCCGTTTCGGTCTCTTCCAGGGTGACGGTCACGACGATCACTTGCATGGGCGGGGAACTGGTGCTCGAATCGAACGCAACGACTCTGACCGCGAGGGACGGGGCGACGGTCACAACCCGGCTGGCCAGTGCGACTCCGACGGTCAAGGTGGGATCGAGGGCGCGGATCAACTGGGAGTCCTCCGGCGGGATTTCGACCAAGCTGACCGCGGAACCCGGCGGGACTTGCGACTTCGGGCGCGTCGCGTCTACCAAGACGATCGCGGCGGCGGACATTCACGCTGGCGGAACGATCCTCGATCCGCTCGACAAGATCACCTGGACGACCGGCGTGGTCCTGGTCGGCGCGCGGCTTGCCGATGTGACGCTGGATCTTGGCTTTGGTGTAACGATTTCGTAAGGTCACGCGCGAGACCTTTGGAGCAGCGATGCAACGTCTTACGGTTCTGGCATGGTGGAACGGTCCGGCGATCGATGCGGTTCAGTCGCAGATGGAACTGGAGCACGCGCTGACGATGAGCTGGCTCGCGTCGATCCCTCCGATGCGATTTCGCAACCGTAACAACCCAGACGGTCAGGACTCCATCTGTTACATTTTGGACCTGGGAGAAGGCGAGCAGGCGGGGGACGCGATCCTCGGGCGGATCGTGACGTTCCGGCGCCGCTGGCCGGATGTGTCGGTGCAGGTGTCTATCGGCGAAGTGGTCGATCTATCTTGAGGGCTGGCCGATGGACTTGCAGGGGATCTTTCGTTGGAACGGATTCGCGGCGGACGGGCAATGCTCAATCGGCCGATCCGCAGGCGTCCAGCCGGGGCTGATTACCCTGCGGTTCATCCTCGGGGCGCCAGTGGCTCAATTCGGCGTCCTGGATGTGTTCTATGGCTCGGGCTACCTCCGACTATCTGACTGTCGCGTGATTCGCTCCGTGGTCCCTCCTGGGCCTGCGAAGATGCGGGAGGTGTCATTGCAGGACCGGCGGTGGCGGTGGCACTATGGGACGGTATTCGGGGCGTTCAACGTACAGAACGGAGTTCGGCGAACCCTCCGCGAGATGGTCAGCGATTGCCTGGAGGCGATGGGGGAAGTGGGCGTCGATGTGTCGCTCGTGCCGGAGATCACTCCTCCGGTCTCATGGGAGGGCGAAGTCGCAGCCAATGCGCTGACGCAGTTGCTCGATTCGGTTGGTTTGCAGATCGTGCTGGGCTGGGATGATCGATCGCGGATTGTCCGCATCGGCGAAGGTATCCAGGCGCCAACAAACGATCGACGCGTTGCGGAAGCGACATTTACCGAAGAGCCTCCAGTAGTTCCCGAGTGGATTTGCGTGCAGGGTGCCCCGATTCGATTCCAGCGGGATCTGCGGTTGGAGGCGGTCGGGTATGAGCGGTTCGCTACCGAGTGGATTCGACCGATCAATGAGCTGAGCTACAAGCCCCCTGGTGGCTGGGCCAACGAAGATCCGGACTCATTCATGGGTGTCGATTCGAAGTATCGCGACCTCGCGCGGCAGACCATTTGGCGGACGTTCCGCATCGTCGAAGACAACGAAGAGATCCCCGGG